AGCCCTTGGCCGACTTGGTTTTACAAAATGCAAAATAAATCTTCATCTTTCGAATAGAATCGGAAAAAAAATGGAAAATAAAACTTTTGAATTTAAAATCCCAAATGATTTAGGCTACAGCAATGACAAAAAAAATATTGTTATAAAAATAGCCGAAGAAAAATGTCCTATTAGCTGGATTCCCGACACAAGCTTTTCCTCCCAAGGCTCATTTTTTAGCAAAGATGGACAAGATTGGGCAAGAACAATTATCAGAAGGTGGTTTTAAAATATGAATAAATTTAAAAGAAAGGATGGAAGGACGATATGCAAATACGGAAAACAATTGTGCAATCGCCCATTTAAAAGAAAAGATGGCATACTAATATGCAAACACAACAACCGATTTAAAAATGGCCGAATATTATGTAAATATAGTGGCCCTAAATTATCTAAACAAATTACAATCTCGTATATCGACCATCAAAAACTAATCTATGGATTAGCCCATCGATTTAAAAGAACCACGGGAATTGAATTCGATAGATTAGTTGCTCATGCAAATTTAGAATTTGTCAAATGCCAAAAAAACTATGATCCCGAAAAGGCAAAATTCAGTACATATTTGCATATAAAAATCAGGGGCCTATTTTTGGAAATGGCCAGAAAGAAAAATAGTAACCCAATAACTTTTGATCCTTATTATGAAAAGGCAGGCAACAACACTTCGGATGAATATTTATTTTTTAAAGAAATTTTGATGGGGCTATCTACCGACGCTAAAGAAATTTGTAAAATTGTCTTCTCAACCCCGACAGAATTAATCAATATGCTTCCAGCTAAACAACCGCGCGGGATCAACAAACATCAAATTCAAAAACACTTACGCCGCCAAGGATGGAAATTTACACGAATTTGGAAAGTATTTCAAGAAATAAAAGAAAGTTTGATTTTTTAAAACTTTAAGAAAATCTTATAATATATAAAGAGGAAAAATAAAATGAAATTTGAGATAAAAACCAGAATTACAAACAAAGTTTTATTTTCGCTTGAAACAAAAGCATTAAACCTTTATCTTGAAGCAGCGATTGCAAAAGGTGCAAGCCTCAGTGGTGCAGACCTCAGTGGTGCAGACCTCAGAAACGCAAACCTCAAAAGCGCAAGCCTCAGTGGTGCAAACCTCAAAAACGCAAGCCTCAGTGGTGCAGACCTCAGTGGTGCAGACCTCAGAAACGCAAACCAGCCTCAATAGTGCAGACCTCAGTAACACAGACCTCAGAGACGCAGACCTCAGTGACGCAGACCTCAGAGACGCAGACTTCAGTGGCGCAAACCTCAAAAGCGCAAGCCTCAGTGGTGCAAACCTCAAAAACGCAAACCTCAGTGATGCAAACCTCAGTGGTGCAGACCTCAGCGACGCATACCTCAGAAGCGCAAGCCTCAGTGGTGCAAACCTCAAAAACGCAGACCTCAGCGACACATACCTCAGTGGCGCATACCTCAGTGGCGCAGAAGGAATTAATTATTTTCTATGCACTCCTTTATCAATTCTAAAAGACCAAATTGGCAAAATAAGAGCATATAAATTAGTTACAGCAGAAAGCTCCGGCCCTTATTATCCAAACCTAACCTATAAAGTCGGAAAAACCGTATCTGTAAAAACCGTCTGTAAAGATGAATCAATACAGTGCGCTGAAGGTATCAGCCTTGCTACTCTTGACTGGTGCATTAAAGAATGGAAAAAAGGCTACAAAATCTTAGTCGCTGAGTTTACAAGTAAAGATATTGCAGCAATACCTATCACAACAGACGGAAAGTTTAGAGTAAGAAAATGTAAAATAATTCGAGAAAAAAACTTAAAAAAACTCGAATTGGAGTAAAAAATTTATGATATATAAAGGAAAAATAAAATGGAAACAAAATATGCAAATAAAAACGCTCTCTTTATTGCCACTTATAGTAAAGCGAGAATACCACATACTTCAAGACAAGCCAGTAAATTCCAAAGAGGATTAGGATTGGCCTATAAAGTATCTACAAAACAAATTGAGGTTTTAAAAGACAATTCCGGGAATTTTGTGAGAATTATAAATTAATAAAATGCTAACTCTCACAATTATAAATAAAATTCAAGTTCCATATCACGACGAAAAAATGGATGATTTTCTCTACAATAGACTAACCATGCCAAACCCAATGTGGTTAGAAAATCATAGAATGGGCAGATTTAACTGGAAAACCCCAAAAGAACTATTCTTTTATAAAGAATTTGATGAAGAGGGACTACTTGTCCCCAGGGGATTTTTGTCAGATATTATCGAATACTGTGAAACAAATAATATCAAATACAAAATTAATAATCAGTCGCATGCATTCAATGATATTGATATAAAATTCTCTGGGACTCTCCATCCTTTTCAAAAAATTGCAGTCGAAAAAATGTTATCTCAAAGCATTGGAACACTTTGTGCCCCGACCGGATCAGGAAAAACGGTTATGGGAATTTACATGATTTGCAATCAGCAACAACCTACCATTATAATCGTTCATACAAAAGAATTGCTATATCAGTGGGTTGAAAGACTTAAAGAATTCACTAATATTAAAGATCATCAAATAGGAATGATTGGCAATGGTAAGCTAGATGAAGAAAAAGAAATAACAATTGCTCTAATTCAAACATTAAGAAAATATCCAAAAATCGTTAATACTTATTCACATTTAATAGTTGACGAATGTCACAGATGCCCATCTAAAATATTTACAGATGTAGTCACAGAATTCTCCGGAAGATATATCACAGGATTATCGGCTACTCCTTATAGACGAGATGGACTTTCAAAATGTATCGAGTGGTATTGCGGCTCTATTATGCATGATATAAAACCCCAGGAATTAATTCAGAAGGGACATATCACAGGTATTAAATCCACAATCAAAGAAACTAATTTTATCTCAATGCTTGAAGATCCCGCAGCTGAATATTCCAAATTATTACAAGAATTATCTTTAAATAAAAAACGGAACCAAATGATTGTTGACGATATAATTAAAGTTAGTAATAGCGGAGAAACTTGCCTTGTATTATCTGATAGAAAAATGCATTGTCAAGAGCTTGCGGATCAAATATGTGAAAAATCAAATATTTCAGTTGCAATTTTAACAGGAGATGTTTCTCCCGAGCCAAGAAAACAGATTGTTGAAAATATAAATAATGGAGAGGTCAAGATTCTGATTGCCACGGGCCAACTCATAGGGGAAGGATTTGACTGCAAAAATCTTTCAGCGCTATTTTTGACATTACCCATCAAATTCTCAGGAAGAATCATTCAATATCTTGGTAGAGTTTTGAGACCAAAGAAAGGCAAAGATAAGGCTTTGGTTTATGATTACTTTGATCCATCTGTAAAATGTCTTTATAATTCAATGAAGGCAAGAAAACGAGAATTTAAAAAACTGGAGGTGTAAAATGACTAAATTCAAAAGAAAAACATTTGAAAAACCCTGGCATGATCCAAATTATGATGGATTGCGCCACAATAGAAAAAAATGCCCTTCCCTAACGGATAAAGAAATGTTCCAATGCACCCGTCACACCGCTCGGAAAATGAAAGAAATTTTTGGATGGTGCAACTGGATGATTAATTTTATTGACAAAGAAGGAAATAATAAACCATATCAAGGAGGACTAATAACATGAAAATTATAACTCGTGAAGATGCATTACTTCATTGTTTTGATCTATGGCTTTGGTTGGCCGTAACAGGGAAGAAACATAAAGAAAATTGGCCAGGGTGGGAATTCAATGGCGGATATTTAGAAAAATGTTTCGCTGATTGTCCTGTCTGCAAATATTCAGAAGACTGTGAAACCTGCATTATAAGTTGGACAGGAGAAGATTGTAGTGAGAGTCACAAAGGGGAATTTTATAAATGGCGCAAGGCAACAACCAAACAAGAACATACAAAATGGGCTTTAAAAATAGCTGGATTGGCGCTTGATGCTTTATGAAGAAAAATAAAAATGATAAAATGTAGAACGATTTATAATAATCGATGTTTAAAATGTAATCGTGTTAAAAAACACATGGTAAGAATTGGGGCTATCGTTATGTGTAAAAGTTGTTTTCTGAAGGAATTTAATGTAAATGAATTCAACCCCGAATCTATATTGGGTAAAAAATATTACAAATGGTTAGAAATTTATAAAAATGCCCTTTGATGCAAAACAATTCTGTGAAGATCATCAAATAAATTATTTCTTGCCCGGTACCAAAAATGTCGGCCCAGGATTTATCGGTATTCAATGCCCTATATGCGGCGATAAATCAAATCATGGCGGATTTAATATAGAAAAAGCCTACTATTCTTGTCATAGATGCAAGGGCCATTGGCTTCCAAAAGTTATTGCAATTTTAACCAAAGCCAATATCAATGAAGCAAAAAAGATCATTAAAAAATATTCATCGGACCGATCCGGTCATACCCCTCAAGAAACCAGAAAAGATTATAAATATAACTCGAAAGTAATTTTTCCACCCGGAACCGGCCCACTAACCGATAAAGCAAAAGAATATCTGATATCAAGAAATTTTGATCCCAATTATCTTGCATCTGAATGGGGATTATTATCAACAGGACATCTAGGAAGTTTTAAGTTCCGAATCCTGGCACCAATCTATTTTAAAGGGCAACTCATCTCTTATCAATGCCGGGATATTACGGGTAAAAGCGAAAACCCATATAAGGGATGCCCAATAGAAGAATCGGTATATTTTTTAAAATACACACTATATGGATTTGATAAAGCAATAGCAAAAAAGAGATGTGTAGTTGTAGAAGGATTAACCGATAACTGGCGCATGGGGCAAGGAGCAGTTGCGACCCTTTCGATGAATTTTATGTCCCAACAGGTTTTAATGCTTGCAAAATATTTTAACGATATATTTATCATGTACGATGCAGAAGATCATGCCCAAGAACAGGCAGATAAATTATATCATCAACTGACAGTCTATTATAATAAAAATGTAGAAATACTGACTTTGCCGGAAGGCGATCCAGGAGGTCTATCGGGTAATGAAGCAAAACATATAATGAGGGAAATCGGGTTATGAATGAAAAGCGATATAAAATAACATTAAATTGGTATGGAGAAATTCATGAATTTTGGACTCATGCCGATTCTATTTCTCAAGCAAAGGTTTTTACCCTTCAGAAGTTTATTATGCAAATCGGAAAAAATCCGGGATCTATCTGGGCTTATTTTAATGGGCAAAAAGATAATATCAAAATTGAGGAAGCATAAAACGAAATATCAAATCAAACAAAATTTATTAATTTTAATAATATTTTGTCTATTATTTTCAGGATGTGCCACCCTCAAACCAGACCTCTGGACAAAAAATCAAATGCTACTGCAAGGAGTGGCCACATCATTAAAGATAATAGATTGGGGACAGACCCTTGATATAGCCGATAAACCTGATCAATATTATGAAACAAATCCCATCCTTGGTGAACATCCGAGCAAAGGAGATGTAAATAAATGGTTTATGGGATGTATCGGTATTGATCTTTTAATAACACATATAATGCCATCTAAATATAGAAATTATTGGCTTGGTTTAAATATTTTAATATCGGGATATTACATAGAGAATAATTATAGTATAGGATTAAGAATGAATTATTAAAAGGAAATAAAATGAAATATTGCCAAAAACATAATCAAGAATATTATGACAATCTTGATAATTGTCCAATCTGTATTGGCGAAAACCCAGAATTTATAAATAGGGCTTTATATCAAAATATACAATCCAGAAATATAATCAAAACACCAGAGCAAAAGCCGAAATTTAAAAGAAAACTATCGGGCTTTAAATTATGAAAACGGTATCAAAATTAAGATCTACATTAAATAAAAAGAAGATCAAAAAGGAAATTACTAAAAAATATAATAATAAAACCCTAGTACTATGCCCGCTCAAAAATGTTTATATTTACCGTTATATCTGTGCTTCGAAATGCGATTATTATTTAAAAAATAAGTGCCCAAGAGAGGAAAATTAAAATGAGAAAATTTGGCCCAAAAACAAAAAAACATCCTTCTATTGGGAAATTATGTCCTGCTTGTAAAAAACCATTTATCGAAGGGGATTATACGACATTAATCGCCCTTGGCCCAGGGGATGATCCAGAGGCACAACGTAAAGCAAAAGAGGGTAAGGCATATAATGCCGTTGCCGTAGAAGTGCATTTTTCTTGCGCTTCAATTAAATAAAAAAAATAAAACTTGATTTATTCTAAAAAACATATTATAAATAAATTATCGGGAAATAAAAATCCCAATACAATTTCCCTGATGAATACGGGCTGCCATAACGCGGTATGGTTAAGGCCGGATGCCTATACATTCGGCCAAGTCCACTTTTTTAAGCCTTTATAGGAGGGTATTTTAAATGTCTATTAAAGAATTTCCATTACATGAAGAAAATAATGATTTGCTTTTTATTAAAATAGATTTTTCATATGGATCTTGGCCCAATCTAATTAAATTAGATCATAATAAATATGCCATTTTAACAAATCATTATACTTTTTCAACCCCACAATTAACATCAAGAAACATTGCAATAGATTTATTACACAAACTTCAAAAATTCTATTCTACAAAATCCCAAAAAGATATCGATAAAATTAATCACGAAATAGAAAAACAATCTAAACAAGGGATAGATGAAAAACATTACGAAAATATGCCAACAAAAGGTTATATTTATTTTTTACAAGCTAAAAACATAGCAGTAAAAATTGGAAAAACAATCAATTTACAAAATAGATTTAATCAAATTCAACCCCGACTTCCTTTTGAAACCCAAGTTATTTGCACAATAAAAACTTCAGATTATACACTCCTTGAAAATAAATTTCATAAATTATTTTACAATAAACATGTTAATGGTGAATGGTTTAAATTAACAAATAATGATATTAAAGATATCGAAAATAGAAAATTACCACAAGATATTTTAGATTTAATTATAAATATAGAGGAAGAATAAATTGCCAAAAGAAAATAATAAAGAACAAAAACAAGGAATAACATATGTTGAAATTCCTGGTGAGATTGCTTTTAATAAAAATTTAAATAAAAATGATACATATGTATTTTGGATGATTAAAACTTTAGATAGCACAAAAAATCATTGTTGGGCAAGCAATGATTATATTGCTAAAAAACTTAATGTAAGTGTAACAACAATATCAACGTCTATAACTAAATTAAAGGAACAAAGTTATATAAAACAAATTAGTTTTAACGGAAGAAATAGAAAATTAGCCATTGATAATACTTATCACGAAAAATACAGATATCTTATTGAAGAATATAATTCAAATAATAAGAGCCTTAAAGAGTCTTTAAAGGCAGACTTTAAAGAACCTTATAGGCAGACTTTAAAGACTCTTAAAATAGATAATAATATAGATAATAATAGTAAAGAAACTATCATAAATGATAGAAATGGATTTGCAGACAAATCCAAAAGTAATATTCCTGTTAAATTAAAAGAACAAGATTTGCATTCTTTAAGATTAATTCAATACTGGGTAAATTTTGAGCATACAACTCAACATAATACAAATAAACCATATAATAAATCCTGCTTACAAATGATTAAATACCTGTCTGATTTACAAAAAGGATCTTTTGCTATCAATAGAAGATTTGATCCCGATTGGATTAAAAAAGAAAACATTCCTGAAAATTGGTTTACCAAGGCATGGACATATATAGAATTGAGAGAAGGATTAAAACAAGCAAGTAAATATGCCTTGGAAGGATATTGGCCAAATAAAAATAAAGAAAATTTTAAATCCTTATCTTACATTCTTTATAATGATTTTGGTGACAAAAAACGTTCTTGGCTATTTACCGCAATGAAAAATCCCCCACAAACTATCAAAGAATTGTTTCAAAAAATTCCTCTTGAATCCATAGTTAATAAATTCATAGAAAATCCTATTTGGCCAAAAGGCTATGAATTTGATAAATATCGTCTTGGAAAAGGACTCGTCGAACTTAAAGAATTTTCTGATAATTTAATACGAGATCGATATAACAGATCTCATGAATTCTTTGGCTCTCTTTCCAAATTATTAAAAGAATATGTCGTCTGGATAGATGAACAAGATTGGATCGAGATAAAAGAAAATATAATCGGAACAAAAAACAAAGTGTTTGGATTATTTATAGAGGCACAAGAAAAGGAATTAGAAATTAAGATAAAATCGAAAGGATGGAAGTGAAACCATATTATGAAACAAAATTAGGTAAGTTATATCACGGCGACTGTCTTGAGATAATGCAGGAGCTTGAGCCGGTTGATTTGGTTTTGACAGATCCGCCGTATCCTGACTATCATACAGAGAAGTATGGATACAAGCAAGAACTGATTGAATGTCTTAATGTTTTTGATTGCCGTCAATATATTTTTTGGTCTGCAAAGGCCAATTTCCCTTTGAGCTATACATCTATTCACATTTGGGATAAATTGACAGGATGTGGTTCGCAATATGAGCGAATATTTGAACGTAACGGGCAAAAAAACTTTAAGGTTTACCGATGCTATTTTATCAATTCAACCGTTGCCGCAAGCTATAGCGGAGACGAATTTACAGGACATCCATCTCAAAAACCAAAAAAATTAATTGTAGAGATATTAGATATGCTAAAACCGCGAGGCATTGTGCTTGATTTATTTATCGGTTCAGGCACAACCGCCATAGCCTGCGAAAAACTAAACCGTCGATGGATAGGCATAGAAATAAGCGAAGAATACTGTGAGATAGCGGCATTGCGTATTGATAGATTACAAACACAAGATACAAAACCACATCCAAATATTAAAAGAACAGGATTAAGGATGCCATAAAGAATTCAAATTGACTAAATTAGGAAAATTACATCGGCATGGATACAAACAAGTGATTTATCATAAAAAATGGGCAGGTTTCTTTGGTATTTTTACCACCGCATATTATAGATTAATACAACCGCCATGTTTAGGCAGTGGACTATTACCTATCATGTTGCATAAAAAAAGGAATTAAAAAATGAAAGCAATTTTAGAATTTGATTTACCAGAAGATAATTGTAGTCATATCATTGCCGTAAATGCTATGGGATTTGCTTTGACCTGTTGGGATATGGACCAGGGGTTAAGAAAAATATTAAAATACGGGAACCCTTATAAATCAGCAGATGAAGCGATTGAGGCCACGAGAAATCATTTACGAGACCTTATGGATGATCGCGATATAAATCTGGATATGATCGAATGAATTTATATAACTGTCAAAAAATACCATATATCAACCGCAGAGAAGCCGTTGCAACTATGAAATTACATTCTTTGCAACATGGGCAACCATATAAATGCAGACATTGTGGATTTTGGCATCTAGGTAATAAAATTCCTAAAAAGAGCGATATTGGAAAGATAATCGAAAATAATAAGAAAAACAGAAGGGCGATAAAAAGATTATTTCAATTAATTGATTGGCTATGCGGGGGACGAAAATGAAGAAAATAATTGTTGGATGGATACATAAAGACGATGTAAAAAATTTTGGAACAAATTTCGGAGATATATATTATATTCCCGTAATACATACCCAAGAAGATAAAGATCGTACTGGAAATTTATATCCCATTAAAGTTTACGTTTCTGTAGAAATTGTAAAAGCATGACCTATCCTGATTTTATTAATGGCAGTTTTGAAACCTTATCTGGATTCTTTGTTCTTTTGCATTGCAGAAAAATTATAAAAGATAAAGAAATAAAAGGAGTAAGTATCCTGGCAATAGGATTTTTTACTTTGTGGGGATTTTGGAATTTATTTTATTATCCGCATTTAGAACAATGGTTTTCGTTTTTTGGTGGATTATTTATAGTATCCGCAAATTGCTTATGGGTTGGATTAATAATTTATTATTCGAGGAAATTTAAAAATGAAAAATAAAATAAAAATTGCATTTGATCTTGATGGCGTTTTAATAGACATGGTGACCCCTATTAAAAAATTTTTATTAGAAATTCATGGGGTCGAACTTAAAGATGGTGATCCGAAATATAGCCAATTTGATCTCACAATTCCTACAGGATTATCAAAAAAAGAATTATGGAAGATTTTTCGGATGGTTTATAAAAAGTTCAAAAATATACCTATCTATTATGGAGCAACTGAATTATTAACGAAACTATATGAAAAGACAAATGAGCCACCGTTGATTTTAACTGCAAGGCCATTAGATGTTGCAAGTGATACTTATGCGGTTGTTAAACAAATAATGGGAAAGATTCCATTTACTTTGATTTTAAAGCACCCTAATGCAAGCAAAGCACAATATTTATCTGGGTATGAATACTATGTGGAGGACAGAAGAAAGAATGCTTTGGAATTGAGTGAAGCGGGATTTAAAATTCCTTTAATTCGTAAGAATTATAATCATATTCCAGATATTACTCATAAATATCCAAATATCTGGTATATTGATGGAATTTATAATTTGATTCCTCATATCGAGTATTGGATAGCTGGATGATCCAAAGAAGAAAACCAATAGATAGTCGCATTGAAAGACAAATTGTGCAAGGGCTTATAACATCGGAGAGATTTATTCAAGAAATCAAGCCCATTTTCAAAAATGGTTCCTTATCGTTGCCTTTTACAAAACTTATAGCATCATGGTGTTTTGAATATTTTGATCAATATCAAGCTGCTCCTGGCAAAACTATACAAGATATTTTTATAGAAAAAAAGAAACACGAACTCGATTCTGATACCGCCGAACTAATTGAAGATTTTTTAACTTCTATTAGTTCTGAATATGAGAAGCAAGATACCTTCAATGTAAAATATTATCTTGAAAAAGCAACATTACATTTAAGAAGTACATCGTTGCAAAACCTATCAAAAGAAATTAGTGTGGCAGTTAATGGGGGGAGAATAGAAGAGGCAGAGGCATTGGCAAAAGGGTATGAAAGAATCCAAAGGCCGCAATCACGAGGCATTGATCCCATAAATGATAATCAAGTAATCGCTAATGCATTTTCGGAAGATTCGGGTGATAAATTATTTGCCTTGCCGGGGGCAATTGGCGATGTAATGGGGGAATTAGAAAGGGGATGGTTATTTGCTATTGTTGGGGCAGCCAAAGCGGGCAAAACATGGTGGCTGATGCTAATTGCCCTGAGAGCCCTATTTGCTGGATATAACGTAATTTTTGTGTCTCTTGAGATGTCAGAGAAGGCTATGATCCGCAGAATCCATCATTATATCAATGGTCTTCCAACAAGAAAATGGGCAGGCGAAATGCTTATTCCTATTTTTGATTGCGAACATAATCAAAGGGGGACCTGTGATTGGAAATCAAAAAGAACCAGTAAAATTGATTTAATAGGAGAAGAAGATGGGGAAATTCCGCCTTTCGATGATGCCCCAAAAGGATATAAAGTTTGTACCGAATGTATGAGAACAAGGGATTTTATTTGTTCAAGTTGGTTTAAAAAAGTAACAAAAGAAGAGTTGACAATTAGCCAAGTCCTTAAAAAGAAACAGGCATTAAAAAGATCCGCCTTAATCAGGGGTAGCAAATTTCATCTTGTAGAATTTCCATCAGGGTCATTAACGATGTCAGAATTAAGAGCTTATTTATATAATCTTGAACAATATGATGGATTCGTTCCGGATGTAATAATCACAGATTACGCGGATAAATTTAAACCAGAAAGATCTGGTGAATATCGGCATGGAATAAACGAGATATGGGAAGGACACAAAGGTCTTGCGCAAGATAAAAATGTATTGGTTGCAACGGCCTCGCAATCAAATACGGCACGAACAGGAAAAAGAATAGGGCAAGGGTCCTGGGCGGAGGATATACGAAAATTAAACTTAATTGATGCTGGAATGGCATTAAATATGACGCCGGAACAAAAATTAAAAGGGCTTATGGAAATCGGGATAATGGCCCAGAGACATGATTGGTTTGATGTTTTGGGGGTTGTTAATGTCCTTCATCAGTTGAAAATAGGAAGGCCGTATCTTTCAAGTTATTATATTTAAAACTTTTAGATTTTCTTATAATATAAAAAAGAGAGGAAATGATGACTAAATCAAATTGGATAATGGCAATAATTATATTTTTGGAATGGGGAAAATAGATCGTAAATGGGACAAAGATAAAATAAAAATAAAACAATTAACCATTTTAAATACTGAATTGCAAAATAAAATTAATGAAATTAAAATTGTGGAAACAAAATCTAAAGACGATATCAAGAATTATATTTTAACTCATTATAAAACTATCCCGCCTATCATAGCCACTAAAATAGCAGAAAATATTTTAATTTCAAGTAAAAAACATGGTATATCGCTTATTACAATCGTAGCGGTAATGGAAGTTGAATCATCATTTAATCCAATGCAAGTTGGCCCAAGAACAAAATATGGTAAGGCTCGTGGATTGATGCAGGTTATGCCAAAATTTTGGATAAAAGATTTAAAATTAAAAGATAAATATGATTTTCATAATATTAAAATCGGCATTAATTCTGGAACATATATATTAAAAAAATATTTAATCGAAAAAGATTATAATATGAAACGAGCATTATATAAATATGTAAATGGAGACAATCAGTATATAAAAGACGTTTATGAATGCATGGGCAAGTTTGTTGTTCATAGAAATATTACCAGTATGAAGGATCAAAAACCTATTATAATAAACACACAAGAAATGGAAGAAAATCCTTTTGTACATATAATAAAACATCGCGGAGAAACATTATCATTGATAGCAAAATGGAGAACTGGCGAAATAAATAATTGGAGAAAACTTTTAAAGGCAAATCCGCATATTGTTCCTGAAAGAATGTTAATTGGAGAAAAAATAACCATACCAAATGAATTAATAAAAACGATAATTCCAATGACAAAAGAGTTTGTGGATGAAAATTCTATATGAAACCATATTATGAAACAAAATTAGGCAAGCTATACCACGGTGATTGCCTTGAGATAATGCAGGAGCTTGAGCCTGTTGATTTGGTTTTGACAGATCCGCCCTATATTATTGGAGCTAAAGGGTGTGGATTAGCGGGTGATAGAAAATATTTAAAAGATATTACAAAAGCTAAAATCGAATCTGGATTTGATACAACTCTATTTGAACGCTTTAATAATTGGTTTTGTTTTTGTGCTAAAGACCAGTTAGCCGAAATTATACAAAAAGCTAATAAACGCAACTGGATGATAATAACTTGGAATAAAACAAATCCAACACCGCTGACAAATAATAACTATTTACCAGATGCAGAATATATAATTCATTCTTACGAAAAGGGACGACTTTTTGGTAAATATAAAGACAAGAGTCGATACTGTATCAATCCTATATGGAAAAACAACATTAATCATCCAACAGTTAAACCTTTGTTTATAATAATGAAGTGTGTTGTTTTGGGGAGCCAAAAAAATGACATTATTTTAGACCCTTTCATCGGTTCCGGCACAACCGCCATAGCCTGCGAAAAGCTAAAACGTCGCTGGATAGGCATAGAAATAAGCGAAGAATACTGTGAGATAGCGGCATTGCGTATTGATAGATTACAAACACAAGATACAAAACCACATCCAAATATTAAAAGAACAGGATTAAGGAATATGGCTGAATAGAGGAATAAAAAATAGGCCTATTTCTTATTATATTCATACAACCAATGAATTATTAAATAAAGATACAGAGGTTATATTTGAAAGGATTCAATCGTGCAAACAATAAATATAAATGAAATATTTGCCAGTATAAATGGAGAGGTAAATCGGTGGCATCAAGGATCGCCAACAGTTTTTGTCAGGTTTCAAGGATGTAACTTAAAATGTGGCTACTGCGACACCAAACATGCTCAATGTTCAACGGAATATGAACCCTATGCAATTCCTGAATTATTAGCCGAGATTAAATTTTTTGGAATTAAAAGAGTGACCATTACAGGCGGGGAACCACTATTACAAAAAGCCATTTATAAGTTAATTATAAAATTGGCTATATCTGATTTTCAAATCTCAATTGAAACAAACGGGTCAATCAGAATTCCTTCTCCATTGATAAATGATGAAATTTGTTGGATTGTTGATTATAAAATGGAATTCTCTGATCAAATGATCATAAAAAATTATCTTAATTTAACAAAAAACGACTGGGTTAAATTTGTAATTCCAGATAGGCAAGAATTTGATAGGGCCATTTTAATAAAAGAAGATTTACAAAAAGGCGGATGCAAAGCAAAATTCGCTTTCAGTCCCATCGGGGCAGATTTTTCGTTGGCAGGGCAAATGGTTGATTGGTTGGTCGAAGATGAAATTAATGATGTTGTTCTAAATATTCAAATACACAAGATGATTGGAACAAAATAAAATAATTTTTAAAAACTTCAATAAAATCTTATAATATAATAAAGGAAAATTAATGGGAATATCAAGGTTTAAAAATATTAAAAGAGATGCCCATATCAATAAAATAGGATTATGGGTTAGTTGTGATGGAACAACAATAAAAGATCGCAAGCCAGATTTGGAATTGAAACCAAATCATTTTAGATTTGTTCGTAAATGGCGGCCTGTAAAAAGTAAAAAAGGAGGAACAAAATGAAAATAAAAGGTTTAACAAAGCAGCAGTTGGAGAAGCGAAGAAACTATCTTGAAAAAACAAACCCTACTTCAAGATGGATTAAATATATCAAATATCATTTAAGAAAGGGCGTTTAAAAAATTATGATAGTGATACAGCGGCAATGTATTTGCGCTTCAAAATCTCCAGGCGCAACAGACCCAAGTAATCTAATGATGAACGGGCGGTATTCTCAAAAGGAATATGACAAATTAGAGATCCTGTGCCGGAAGCTCCGGTGGAGTAATCTAACTAAGAAAATCAGAATCGGGTGGAGGGATATCGTGCCCGTAGAAACCCATCTGATACTACCGTGTCGGCGAAAATTCGGCCTATCATAATTTAATTTTTAAATAACTAAAAAAGAAATTAAAATTTAACAAAGGAGAATTAAAATGGCACTAACTAAAGAAAACATTACAAGGGAATTATTGGAAAAGGTGGCAGCGGATTTAAACAAAACTATTTTAGAATCAGATGATCCAATTCCGATTGACGATGTTATGGAAGATGCGCTGCGGGCAGATATATTAGAGGTCGGAGGAATGTTAGTCGTAGAAGATATGCCCAAATTAAAATCAGAAACCGGCGAAGTTTTAGGGGCAATGGGAATAGAGTTGTTTGCAAAAGTAAAAGATACGGATGAGGTTGCGAAAAAGACAGAAGAATCTGAAAAAGAAGATAGTAAGGTTGAAGAAAAAGTTCCTGAGGTCAAGACAAATCTCCAAAATCAAAAATTGAACGGAAGAATAAACAAAAGTAAGGAGAAAAAAATCAAATATACACGATCAAATGCTCTGATTGATGCTCTTAAAATGGGCAAAAACACAAAGAAAGAATTGGTCGAAAATGCCAATAAACTTTATGTAGAAAATGGTGGATCAGATAATTCTAATGTAGCCAAGGCATTATTGGGTTATGTCATGCCTTCTTTGCTTATTTTGGGAATTATAAAAGAAATTGAAAAGGGAGTATGTCAATTAAATGAATAAAATTTTATTGGTCGAGCCACCATATAAAACAAAACATTTGCCCCTTGCTCTTCAAAAAATTGCCACATATCATTTAAATAAAAAAGATGAGGTAAAATTTTTTAAAGGAAATATGCCAATATTCAATAAGGATATGGGTATATTTTTCATTCCTGATATTATTTATATAACGAGTATGTTTACATATCAAGGAAAACAAACTGTTAAAACAGTTAACCATTATAAAAAATTATTTCCAGATTTAGATATTAAAATTGGCGGAATATTCCCGACCCTAATGCCTGAATATTTGGAAGAAAAAACAGGGATAAAACCCCATATTGGTTTGTGGCCAGAAATAGATAAATGTTTGCCTAATTTTGATTTATTTAAAAATGAAAATTATAAACATGAAAACGGAATTGTCTTTACATCAAGAGGATGTATTAGAAAGTGTGAGTTTTGTGCTGTTCAAAAATTAGAACCAAAATCTTTTATTCAAGAAAATTGGAGAGAACAAATTGAAAATGTTATAAAAAACAATTGCAAAAAAATTTTTATTCAAGATAATAATTTTACGGCAACCCCTTGGAAACATCAAATAGCTGTAATTAATTACATTGCAAAAAATTTTCCGAAAACAATTATAGATTTTAATCAAGGACTTGATTGTCGTATTTTTAAAGAAAAACATGCAAAATTATATTCAAAAATAAATATTCAACCAATTAGATTTGCCTTTGATGGAATGCAAGAAGATGGGTATTATCAAAAGGCCGTTAAACTTTGCTATAAATATGAAGTTATAAAAAAACAAGAAATAATGATTTATGCCCTTTATAATTTTAATGATTCACCAGAAGATTTTTGGTATAGAATAAAAGAAATTATTTTATCAAAAGCCAAAGTTTTTCCTATGAAATATTCACCTATTAATTCTCTTAGTAAAAAATATATTGATAAAAATTGGACAGAAAAAATGTTAAAAAATTTTGGGAATAAAATGAGAAGATTAAGCCCAAGGGCGGGACCGATGATTTCTTTTAATTATGAAAATAAATTAGACGAAATTATTGGCAAAACACCGGAAGAATTTGTACTCATGTTAAATAATGATAGTTTGTGTGATTCGCCTAGTATTTATGAAAAAAAGCAAAAAAGAAAACAAGCAAATTTACAACCCTTTAAAATATAAAAGGAGAAACTAAATGACAAGAACAAGAAGATCACCAAGAAATGAAAGCACAGAAGAAATGAAAATAAATGTTAAAGATTTTATTGATGCATTAACAAAAGTTAAACCCGGATTAGCCAACAAAGAAATTGTGGAACAAAGCACTCATTTCATTTTCGACAATAATAAGATCTGGACATATAACGACCAGGTTTCGATTATGCAAAACTTTGATTCCGGCCTGACAGGGGCCGTCAAGGCAGACAGTTTTTACAAACTGCTTGACAAAATTCCAGATGAAGAAATATCCATATCTGAAGAAGATGGAAAAATTAAATTATCCGGAACAAAAATTAAAGCCAATATTAAAATTGATCCCGATGTTAAAATTCAACCAATTTCAGTGCCCGGTATCAATTCAAAACAATGGGAAGAATTACCTGAAAATTTCGACGATGCTATTGCATTTTGTGCTTTCAGCGCTTCAAGAAATATGTTGCGCCCAGAATTAACCTGTCTTTATGTCGTTGATGAATATGTAATCGGATGCGATACATTCCGTGGAACAAAATATAAATTGAAATCTAAAATGAATCAGGAATTTCTTTTGCCTGCTACCGCTGCCATAGAACTTGCAAAGTATAATCCTTACAAGGTTGTTTCCGATAATGGTTGGCTGCATTTCATTAATAAAGAAAAAACCACTTTTTCATGCAGAACCTATGACGAAGAATATCCCGAACAGATCTGGGATTTTTTCAAAATTGAAGGAGAAGAAGTAAAATTGCCGACAAATTTTCTTGAGGCAATTGGCAGGGCAGAAGTAATGCTCACAGCAGACTTCGATCTTGATAGAATCGTTTCTCTTGTTGTAGAAGATAATGAGATCATATGTTTTAGCGAAGGCAATTATGGCGATTTTGAAGAGCGAGCTGATATAGAATACGATGGCCCAAAACTTGATATCAAAGTACATCCGATACTTTTATCAGAAATTTTAAAACATTTATCAACTATTATAATTGGAGAACGATTGTTGTTTAAGGGCAAAAACTTTGAGCACGGAATTTGTTTGAGTGTATAAAAATAATTAAATTAACTTGATTTTTAAAGGATAATATTATATAATTCATGTTGAATATGAATAGAATGTCAACTAATCGAAACTTAAATAGCAAGCCTGAGAATCCATATATCGCGAGGTATATGGGAGCTATTGACAGCTTTATTCATTCTCAGGCTTTTTTATTTGAGGAATTCAACATGAATAAAAGTAAATTTAGAAGGAAAATTCCATTATGTGCCTGCGGATGTGGGCAAAAAGTTAAAAAGAGTAAAATCAAACCATATAATTGGAATAAATTTATTCATGGACATAATGCAAAAGGACAAAGTAATAGAGGATATAAACATACCGAAGAAGCAAAAAATTAATTGGAGTTGGTAGTTTAGGAAATCAATATGCAAAAGGATATAAACATACTCTTAAAGCCATAAAAAAAATT